GCCCAACTGGTGCCGTCATATTCTTCAGTACTATTCATGATCGACGGGCCACGCCCACCGAATGCAACTGCGTATGAAGAGCATCCACCACAACCATGCTCATAACGAGCTGTGGACAAACTGTTTTTATTTGTCCATGAAGACCCATTATACACTTCGCATGTAGACTGATAAGTAGTGCTGTTCAATCCACATGTAGAAATAGCATCAGAACTATCTCCACCAGATGCCGGTGATAAAACGGCGAATGTATATGTGGCAGCATTCGCCCAGGTGGACCCATTGAATGATTCTACTGAATCTAGTTTCCCACCGGTGTTGGCACCACCAAGAGTGATCGCATCAGCCGAATCCCCAGATGTACTATGGCTCCACCTGATCACAGACATATCACCGACCCAGGACCATGATGTGCCATTATACGTCATCGCATTTTTTAGGCCCACCGAACCAGTATGACCTCCAGTAACCACGGCATCACTAGCATTTCCAGCATCTCCTGATGCACATCTCGTCCTCACGCTTAAGAGGTTTCCACCAGCACTCCAAGCAGATCCATTCCATTCTCGACATGTGGCATTGGCAGTAGCACCACCACCCGCCGCAAACGCACTGGCTTGACTTCCACCTGCGTTCGGCTGATAAGTAGCATATCCGACGTTCGACCCCGCACTCCAAGTTCCAGCCATTCAAAATCACCTATTGAATGGCACGACCTCAACAGTACAACTCGTGCCATCGGTGTCTTCAGTTGCCACAATCTTTGCGTACGGAGCACCGCATGGCCACATAATCACCCTGGTGGTATCTTGGAGCTGAACTGAGCACGCATTAGCACCATCATACAGATCCATAAAGGTTCCGCCGCTGTTGGCAGCCCCCTGAAGCTTTACAGTCCAGTTGTAAGCTCCGGCCACGGTGATGAACACTGTTATGTAATTGTGCCCACTCATATTTATTTCGTTAGAAGTGGTAGTAGCCGTTACTGCACTCAATCCAAGAGTTGCAGCAGTGATGCGAGAACCTTTCCCCATCTTATCGACATCGATGGAGTCATTGCCGGAGTCCAGGACCTCAGCAAAATGACAAGACACATGCAACCTGCCAAGAGCATCCACCTCAAGAGGTGCATAGTCTCCAGCAGTTCCAGCTATGGCTTCAGCGGTATCCTTTCGCACCGCCAGGACCTGGATACCAGGATCTCCTGTTGTGTGGGCCGCATCCTCGGCTTTGGACAGGGCCGCTATTGTGGCGGAGTTGGGATCGAGAACATGGAGGCGGCCATTGGCATCGACTATGAGAGGGATGTAATCTCCGTCCGTGTCAGCCAGCGCAGCGGCGGTATCCTTTCGGACCGCCAGCAGCATCAGGCCCGTATCGCTTGATACATGGGCCACATCCTCGGTTCGCTCCGCGTCTAGGACGATGATAGACGCATTGACCAGATTCGGGCTGGCCTCCACTTGTTTGGAGGCGGCCTTAAAAGCGGTTCCGTTTGCGTCTTTCAACTCCACATAGTCGTATGCCATTTCACTACCCCCCTATGCTCCCGGTGCCGTCAGGGTAAAGCTGGTGATGGTGATTGGCTGGCCCTCTGCGATGTTGGTGTTCACCAGGGTCAGGTCGCCGCCGCCACCCGTCGCCGTGATGGTGCCCTGTGCGACACAGGTGGTGCCATCGGACTTGTAGAGTCTCCAATGGGCTGCTGTGCCGGCTGCGTCGGCGCTTGCGTCTTCCCAGGTTCCGGCCTTGGCCTTGCTGCCATTCGCTGCCGCGGCCATCCAGTCAGATGGAAGGCTCAGAGTTGCCAGGACTGTCCCAGCGTCTGCTGTATCACAGTCTGCCGGAGCCGCGCCCGTCCTGATCTTCAATACGGCGCTGGTGCCTGCGTAGGTTTCCAGCGCATCGAGGAACGCATTCCTCGTCAGTCTCGAGAATTGTATTGCCATGATTACCTCCTAATAGAGCACCCAGATCTTGGTGATATGCCCGCCCGGAGCTGTATTTGTGTCAATGGTATTAGCAGCCAGGACGGTAGAGGATACAGTCACGGTGGGAGCTGTGGCTTCCCTGGTGCCATCCACCGAGCAATAGACGACCGGGTTGACGGCAAATTTCTTGTTCAGAGCTAGCTTGTCCGAAGTTCCGATATCCACCGTCCGAGTAGTGCCCGATGTGGTGGCATCGATCCTGGTCACGTTCATGAACGCCTTGGTGGTGGTCTGGGCGACAGCGGACGCGGTGAAGGTCAGGTTCTCGGTAATGACCGCTCCCGAGATGTCCAAGCCGGTGAACTTGATCTCGGTTGTGACTGCGCCTGATGGAGTCACTATGAGGCATCGGGGGACATCCGGATCATCGAGGAAGTTCGAAGATCCGACACCAGTAGACCTTATCAGTAGGTTGGTGGTCGAGTTCAGGCTGGCGTTGTTCACGATCTGGTCGGTGTCGCTGGTTTCGGCTGCGGGAATGGTGATAACAGCTCCCACCAGGTTCTTGTTGTAGACTCCGGCCACGTCCGAAGATGCGGCACTGGCGGCACCCATCAGAGCGAGCAGCACCAGCAGAATGGCTATGAATCTCATTTCAGTGGCCTCCAGAGTAGCCAGATAGTACCGGCACCTGCCGTGGTCGATGCACCGACGGCCAGCTTGATTGCGGTGGCGGTGGCGAACGGGATGTTCAGGGCGATAGGATCATGCATGCCTGCCGTCTTGGGGAAGTCGTCGTTCTCTATGTAGGCATCCGGGTCCGAAGCATCCCCGAGGGTTAGCGTGTCGTTAAAGCCTGTGGCGATGTTGACCACGGCGTACTCCAGGATGCTGTTGCCGGGCACGGTTCCTATCTTGAAACTGCCGGGCGTATCGTCAAAGACCAGTTTGGCCTGGTTGGCGTAGAGCTTGTCTGCCATCAGGTTATCGGCCTTGACTGGCCCCCAGATGCGGTCTACTCTATGAGTCAATTGGTGTCACCTCCTCGGGTATAGCCACTATAGCTCCTGAGTTGATCAGGACTTCAATGGTACTTTGTCGCTTCGTCTCGGGCCTGACAGCCATCTTAGCGGCATCTTTCGGGCTGATGATAGAGCCCCGCGTGAACTTGCGCAGGGCTTTGCCATCATGCCTTTCGAATGCTCGCACCACTTTGTAGCGAGTCATCGTTACCGCCTTCAGGCTACCACGTTCTTCATGAACATGCCTGCAGTTTTGGCCATTACCACCGGGCACCAGCACTGGAAGCCCTGGTAATAGGTTGTGTGGGTGTGCAGGTCGGGGACCTGAGAGAGGGCGGTATCGAATCCACCCAGAGGTTCGTTGAAGGACAGGTTCATGCCCGCTAGGGTAGTCAGAGGTCCGGGGGAGGTCACGTATCCCAGCCAGATGTGCTTACCGAATATCCAGTCAAGCGCGACAGTATCACCGGGAGCGGCGGTGTTGTACATGGCTTTAGCCACCAGAACGTTATCGATGTCCAGAGCCTGAGCTATCATCTGCTCGTTCAGCTTGGTGGGGACCTTGTCAGCACCCTGTGGGTTCCTGTAGAGACTGATCAGCTGGTTGTTGATCCTCATCTCCTCATAGGCCTGCTCGCCTATGACCATCGTGTTGGGCATCAGACCACAGGCCTTCTTGATAGCCAGCTTGGAATCCTTGAAGACACCCAGAGGATCGCTGTCCGCGTCGTTGAACTGCCTGATAGTCTCGCCTGTGGTGATCTCTCCAGGAGTCCAGGTCTCACCGCTGCCAGTTCCAGTGACATCGATTCCCCAAACAGACTCCTTGAAGTAGCTGTTGGCGATGACCAGCTCCTTATTCAACTGGAGCACGTCAGTAACCATGTTGGTTGTCGCCTGCTCGATGGGGTAGCCCTGGTCGGCCACGTAGGGGATATCAGCCATCAGAGGCATCTCGAAGGCATACCGTCGGCACACATACGAGCCGGGGGTATCTACCTTGAGTTCTCCCTGGGGCGGGATGCTGCCGGGTCTCCACTCACCTGCCTTGTTGGTAAAGTGATTCTCCATAGCCCACTTGGGATAGAGACCGGCTATCTGGTTCACCGATATCATGGGGAACCATTTATCAGCCACGAAGTTTGTGGGTTCCTGCCTGTAGGCGAGAGACCACTCCGATTCCAGCCGGGCTACGTGGATCTGTGAATAGTCCAGGCCCTTGTTAACTACCTGCTGGGCCAGGGATGCTATAGTTTCTCTGTAATCCATGAATCATCACCTCAAATGTTCGCCTGGTACGTGAACAGTCTCACGGTAGCCGGGAGCCCCGCAGCAGCAGCGACTTCGCACTGTCCCACGATGATATCCTTGTCGGTGGGCGTGGCCTTGTCGCCGACACCACCAGTTCCGACTTTCACCAGGTCACCTACTGCCAGACCACTGGATCCAGTCTTGACGAGGGCTTTACCTCTCCACTGGACCAGCGCGGTGATTGAGAAGTTGGTGGAAGTCGCGGTTTCCGTAGGCCTGTTGCACAGGACGCCTACCGGATGGCCGCTTGTGAATGCCTGTACTGTCCGGGCTCTTGTGGTGTCCAGCTGGACGAAACAGTACTCCAGAGCAGACATGTCACCGTCCGGATTGTAGGAGCTAATGTCTCCCGGTAAAGCCTCTCTGAATGGGGCTGTAATATCAGTCACTTCAGATCACCCCCATCTGAGCGCGCACAGTACCTGCCCTCTCCTCGGCCAACACGGACTTAGCCAGAGCGCCATTCTCGCGAGTGGCTGCGGCTACCGCCAGAGCGTGGCGAACCTTTGGATCTGTGGGGCCGCTACCGGACTTCTGGATTAGGCTCTCGTGCTTGGTTACCAGGGCTTCGAACTCGGCCATAGAGGTCCCAGGTGCGGGCCTGTTGCTACCCATCGGATGATAGAGCAGCTTTCCGGCCTCGGCCTTCATTACGCTGGCCTGCTTGAGGGTCTTCAAGATAGTCTTCCGGGCCTCGGTTGGCAGAGCTTCCAGGCTCTTCAGGATCTCAGCTCCCTCTTCAGGAGTTCCCAGGCCGGAGAAATCGGACTTGGCTATCTGCTCATACTCCTTCTTGCGGAGGATAGAGCGCAGCTCCTCGTTCTCCTTGCGGATCGGTTCGACTGCTTTCTGGACGATATCCAGCAGCTCAGCCTTGCTGACCAGAGCCCTAGCTCCGGCCTTGTCAGCCCTAGCGGGCTTGGTCTTTCTCATCGGTACACTTCCATTAGCTGATTTATATAATAAGAAACGCTTCCCATTAGCCGCTTTACCGACTAGGGAAACCTCATCCAGTTCTAAATCCGTAAGTTCGTTTGGCAATAGAATCACCTCGGGTCATCAAGAAAAGATTTCAGAAGGGGGTGCGTGTGCCGGTTCCCGCAATCGAGAAACCTGTTATGTCGCCCTTCTTCACTGCCTGCCAGAGAGCAGGATCGTGGATCTTGACAGCCATAACCCAGCTCCCGGATTTCACGACCTGGCCGTTGCACTTGAAGTCGGTTGGAGCGATATAGCTCTCGATGATGGAAGCTTTGGCCACGCCAGAATGCTCTTTGCCGATCCGCTGGCTGGTCTGCATGAACTTGTGACAGGCCGCCCGGATCTCGGACTTGCTCAGGCGGTCACCCTGCAGGTCTATGACATTGGGCTCGCTGACGACTCCATAAACGATCTGCTGATCGCTGCCCTTGGCGACGATGATAGGCACCCGGTAGGACTTCATGACCTTGCTTACTTCGTCCTCGTCTTCCTCATCCTCATCATCTTCCTTCAGGAACTCGGGGAGGTCTTCATCCTCGTCTTCGTCCTCTTCAGGCTCTTCGTCCTCGGCCTTCTCTGCCTCATGCTCTGCCAGGACTTCCCGGATGTCGTCTATGAGGTCACTAGTAGCCTCTTCTTCGGGCTCGGTTTCATCACCGAAAAGATCCTCTTCAGATATGCCGTCGTCTGGGTCAGCATCGGCCTCGATCTGCTCTTCTTCGCCTTCGTCCTCGGGATCAGCGTCGGCCTCGTCCTGCATCTCAAGCCACTGCTCAAGTGCTGCCTTGTGCTTGGATTCGTCTTGTTTGATGGCTTCGGCCATTTCTTTGAGCTGTGGGTCAGTGGCCATCTCGATCAGCTGGTCGATTTCATCTATGCCTTCGCCTTCACCGGCCAGTATGGCGCGAACGCGATCTAAATCGGAGCCTTTCTCCAGCTCCTCGTCTTCCATAT